TAGTAAAATTATTTGTATAAGTGCGTTGACCTCGGTTTGAGTATTTTCATCTAAGGTTTCTTGCCATTCCTCAAGATCCTCAGTTGTTTCAATACTCCACATCTTTTCGAGTAAACGAACTTGCTTCTTTGTTAAGCCATGTAGTTCTATCTCACCTTCAGGATAGTTAGTCTTCATCTTTTTACTTTGGTAGCCGCTCATATTATCCTTGATTATAAACAATTAAATGATCTACTGCACAAGTGGTAGTTGGTCTATAAATCTGCTGTTCACCATCCCATTGATCTTGGTCAAACAATTTGTCATGTTCATTTATAGCAGCGAATCTAATTTCTCTGCCTGTGGCGTGACTTTTGACAAAAAATTGTTTGGTGCCAACTCTAACTGTACTGCTACTTGGATAAGTAAGAACTTTTCTATCCTTAAACCAAGTGCAGTCACTTAAACTAATTACTGGTATAGTATTCATTGTGTATTAAGAGCAGGTGAATAATCAGCAATCAGCTGCCGTTCAAAACTATGAGCAGCTGGCTTGCCACGTACTACTTCTAGAATTTGAGAATAAAAGTTTTCTGCGCCGTAACGACGAATTGATTTGCACAAAGCCCAGTCTTTGTTTTCAGTCAGGGCCCTGCGAATATGCTTTTGAATACGCACTTTAAGATCTTTCTGTCGAAAGCCTTGAGTAATGCCGATATAATAATCGCCAGTTACAGTGTTGGTGATACTGTAAACAATGTGCCTGCGATCAGATCGTTTTTTCCTAACCATGCCATAATTATATAATCAATTGCGCACCGTGTCAAGCAAAAAGTTTCGGTTAACATTCTGTTAATATTTATACTTTATTAATTATCAGTTTGTTAATCTTTTGGCACGCATTTGTCTAGTTTGGCATCTTTTTCTCGTTTCCAGTATTTGTCACATATAGTACAATGATATACTGTGCCCTCTCTGGAGAAAGGATAATTTTTGATTGAATGAATATCTTGTTTGGTTGTTACTTTTTTGAGATTATGATTTGTTTCAAGTTTAACTATGACAATTGAACCATCTTTTTTCTTTGAGATATCAAGTACGTCATCCTCTTTCCAGCCCAATTCTTGAAGCATTTGTTCTGGTAGCTCTAGTACAGCGTCACCGTTCTCAAGAACAGCAATGACATTTGCACTATAGACTTTCGGTTCCGTCTTCGCCATTGATGTATCTCCAGGCTTTTTGTTCTGCGTCTTCATATGATGATGCCAATATAGTAAATTGGGCTATTTTATCTTTGGTTATTTTGATGTCAAAAGGCACAGGCCCTCTGAATTCAAGATCGTCTTCTAGAGGTATTAAAACTTTATAATACTGCATCTCTTTTATTCGATCCATTAACTCTCGAACGTTGAATGTACTCATAGTTTAATACCTATTTCTAAGACACTTGTATCTGGCTTTGCGATATAACTCATTGCCAGCCATTTCGCATAGAATTGCATCTTCGTATTCACCGTTAGGTACCCAGTTATACTCGTTACCTACTAACATAAAAACATAAAGTATAAAGTGCATTTAGATCTCCACACATTTCAATTCAAAATGATCTGCACGTTCCTCGTAGTCGTGATAGCCACGTGGATTACAGAAAACTCGAGTACTACCAACCATATAATCAAAATCCTCATGAGTATGACCATGAGTCCAAAGCTTGATGTTTGGATTATCAAGCATAAACTTAGTTAGATCTGAACTATACGCAGAGTTCATTAAAATCTCATTCTTGTAGCGAGGATGAGTACTAGCTTTACTAGGTGCATGATGCCCGCATACCACTACTCGCATACCTGCAGGTGTATTGTCTAATACTTTTTGCAGAGCTTTCATAAATGCCTGATGGTCTTCATAGCAATCTTCAGGTGTAAATTTCGCAGGACGTTTATGGAATTCCTCATGAAACATTTCTCTACCATGTTCGTCTATTTGAATTCTACCATTCTTATCATAAGCATAGACATTACGTTTATAACTTACCATACGTGCACTATTTTCAACACCTCGAAAATCGTTCATCATACCTGAAATCATTTGCATAGCATAGTCATCGCCGGGGCCATTTCCACAATCAAAGTTTGTCCACATGGTTCCACCGAAGAATCGTACACCGTCAATATCTACAAACTCTTTATCAAGAAAATGAATATTGCTGTAGTCTTTTAGATGTTTTCGAATTTTGTTTGCACTTTCCGCATAGTCACGATGATAATGCTCATGATTGCCCATAATCATGATAACATTCTTGAAGTTTTTACTGGAGCTTTCCATAAGCTCATGAAAACGCTCGGTGTGTCTCATTTCTGTGATACCGAGACCGTCTGGTTCATTTAGATCGACGGCAACGCAGATGTCCCCGCCTAATACTAAGACATCTGCATTGTTATCATTAGTCAGCTTTAGCGGACCAAATTCAAGATGCACATCACTGGTTACTGCGATTTTCATTATGCTTTCCGATCACTATAAAAGATATGTCTTCCTATCTTTCCTATTCGTTTTTTGCCCCAATTAGGCTTTACTTCGTCATTGTGAAAGTAATAGGCAGATTGCATCTTCTTCATTCGATAATTCTCGACGACGAATTTCTTAGCTACCTTTCTACTTTCTTCCCATATTTCTCTATTAATAGGCTTTTGCCTATAATTTTCGCAAGACCAACTAAATTGACAAACCATTTTGTCTGCAATCATGCTCTTTTGATAAACTACACCGCATACCGAACTTGGGAATTTCCCAGATTCTAAACGGTTTATGGTTACCTGAGCAACAGCATACTTGCCTTCCAATGGTTCATGGCCTGCCTCATAATATATGTTTTTTGTCAAGCAGTCAACCTGTTTTATGTTGTCCTTTGCTCTTTTATATTCTGCGATATGTTTCTTTCGGTCTATTTCTACTGTTTTGGCATTAACTGCCATGTTTGTTGCTGTACATAATAAAACTACTAGGCTTGCAGTTTTTATGAACCTCGTTATGAAGCTGACCGTTGCTTTGGCTTTGCTCTTCAAACTTATTTCCATCTAACTCTCCTGGTTGTTGAACACGTTCACCTCCCGATAGTTGTACGTACCTCCACTTTTCTACCAACTCCGGGATCATAATCTAATCTTTGTATGTATTCTTTATTATTGTATACATACTTTACATCATATCCAATCACTCTTTGATATGATTTTGGTTCCAGAGAACATCTTTCATACGCTCTGGGGGTTTCTGTAATTTTATCTGCAATAAATCCGCCCAGCAATAATCCTCCGATTGCAGTTGCGGTATCGTATTGAGAACCGATTGCTGCACCTAGAATCGAACCAATACCAATTTCTCTAGTATTGTCTTTTACTCTGCTAGTTTCCGTGACACATCTATTTTCGGTAACATAGATGTTCTCATAAACCGGAATGCTTTGGACAATGACTGCTGTATCTGCCAAAGCAAGATTACAAAGAAAAAGTGCGCCTAAGGCTACAGATTGTTGCAGTTTCATAATTTACCTTTTAGATAGATAGGTTAAGGTTACCTATTCACACGACAATTATATAATCTAAAATGGAAGAAGTCAAGCCCCGTATTTCAGGGGCTTGTCCATTATTGCTGCGGAACGACTTCAACCCAATTGGTTGTAGCCTCATCCCAGTTATAGAACTTTGGTGGGTCACCTTGACCGGCATCTGCAGGCATTGGAACAGGTGCATTCCAAAGGCAAGTTTGTTCATCAAGAACCCAACTTGGAAATGGTTGAGGTGCGTAGAATGCGTCTTTTACCGCATCATATACCATACCAATTCCTGCATAGTTCTTGCGTAAAGGTGTGCCGCCGTTTCTATGTTGTCCAGCGTAAGTATTATAACTTGTTTGAACCCATGTGGATGGATCGCCTACTGCTCCAGAATCAATAAAATCTTGTTCTGCAACAATAACTTGAGTTACAATACCATTTTCTACTTTAGCAAAATGACTCATTTTTTCTCCTTATTTAAAACCAACCATTGCAATAGTTTCATACCAAGCTATCGCAATGTTATTTTTAACATAGACTAGTGTAGGATCCGCATCGTCTACGATGTTATCAAAATCTAAACCTGTTTCAAATGTAGCTTTATCTACATCTTGATTAGCAGGATTACTTAAAACAAAATCTGCAATTGTTGTCTGCATATGAGTTATTTATTTAGAATGTTATAGAACCGGATTGCCAGAATCTATACGCAGTTCGCGCTTCAGGTGCTACAACAAGTACATTTGGATTACCCGTTGTGCTAGAAACGGTTACTCCTGTAGTTGAAGGAACACTTATAATAACTACGCCAGAACCACCTGCACCGGCTGGGCTTGCATTTGGCGCATTTCCTCCACCGCCTCCTCCAGTATTGACTGTTCCATCTGACCCCGTAGGTTTACCCGGAACATAGCCACCTGGACCACCTCCACCGGCACCGCCTGCAGCAGGACCTGCAGGATTTTGACCTCCACCACCCCCACCAGCATAAAACACATTAGCTCCGGTAATTAATGATGGGACACCCGACCCACCTACAGAAGTTGAATTTCCGGGGATTCCCTCCTGACCAGCACCGCCACCGCCACCGCCAGTGTCGCCCCCAGGATTGGGTGTTGCAGTGCCTCCATCATATCCTTGTCTAGCAGCACTTATATAACTTGAACCCGGATAAACACCCTTTCCGCCGGCAGCAGCGGATCTTTGTGCTCCCCCGCCTCCGGAGCCACCGTTGCCCCCTGGGCTTCCGAAACCTGCAGTTGAATCTGCAGATGAGCCTGCTCCCCCTCCTATACTTACTATAGGAGAAAATACAGCACCTGGGCTGGTTATGGATGAGTTACTACCTTGTTTTGCTGCGGAAGGACTGGCTAAACCAACATAAGCAGATGTTGCCGGTGCTCCTCCGCCGCCTACAGTTACACTCATAACAAGACCAGGGGTGGCCACTATTAGATTTCCAGATAAAAAGCCACCGGCGCCACCTCCTCCGCCGCCACTGCCGGCCATACCACCACCGCCGCCGCCAGCAACAACTATATAATCAATTCTGGGTGGAGGGGGAATAGAAGATAGGGGAGTAATTCTCGCCTTCTCAACATTTTTTGTAGAATGTGTTCTTTGGCTATGACGAATAATGGCCATTTTAGTAGATCTCTGTACCGTAAAGATTAAATGCTACATTTCCTTGAAAGGAATATACAGTAACTACATCAGTTGCTGCTAAAGTAACTCCCATTGTCATACCTATAGCATCCTGCGCACCTAAGGCAATATCGTATGCCACATATTGTGCTGAGGTTAAAGTATTACCTTTTGGGCGTGTAGCTATTCTAAAACTAACATTAGATGCAGTTAAATTACAAACGTTTATTGTAGATACAACTGCACTATTGCCTGATGGTACAGTATAGATATCTGTAAAAGTATTTGCTGCGGGCAGCGCTTGCCCTAAAATTTTATAAACTGTTGGCATTTGTTTTAAGCTCCCATATTTAAAAAGGGATGTATTTCTGCTGCGGCACCTGTAGCAGTCGAACTAATTCTACCGTCTGCTGCGATTGTGATATTGTCTCCTGCGGTAAGTGTAGCATTTTGTGGCAAAACCGTTAATGCTACATTTGCAGCAGATTGAGTATCTATTTGAGATACAAATATTTTCGTTGTCATGTTATTTCTATCCAGCTAGTAGTGTCTTCGTCCCAACGATATGGCTTACCATCTTCTGGCATAGGAGTAGGTGCATCCCAAAGACAAGTTGTTTCATTCAACACCCAAGAATTAAATGGCTTAGGTGGAATAAAAGCATCTCTGCCTGCGTCGTATGTATAACCTATTCCGGCATAATTTTTTCTATATGGTGTGCCGCCTAAAGTGTGTACTCCACCTATGGTATTATAAGATGTTCTTTTGCATACTTGGTTTCTAAAGGCACCATAGTGCAATTCCCAAAGAATGCCATCCTCGTTTTCGTCTTTACCAACGATAACTTCTGTAACTATATTATTTGCATCTAAAAAAGCATAGTGTGCCATTTTTTTATTTCTCCATTAATTCCATTGAACTGTTCCGGTACCTGCGGTGAATGAATAAACTAGGAATCCTGGTCTTGATGCGGTATTAACCGTATAGGTTAATCCGGCTGAAACTATTGCATTAGATATGGTATTGGCATGTGCAAGAATAACTATACCGGAGCCGCCTGCTGCACCGTTTTGAGAAATGTTGGTCGAGGTGTTATATCCACCCCCACCTCCACCTCCTCCGGTGTTTACATTTCCTGAAATAGCGCTGGTAGCGGTACCAATCCCTCCTTTTCCGCCTCCTCCAGTTCCCCCATTCCCACTAGTATTGTTGTTATTGCTTCCGCCCCCCCCACCTCCTCCAGCATATGTAACCGTTGTCCCAGATATGCTTGAGTTCGCCCCGTTTCCGCCTCGTCCGACCTGCACAAGAGGACTTGTGCTCGAACTTTGGCCTGCTTCTCCGGCTCCTCCTCCTCCTGCAGCACCATCGTAGGTGCTAATTATTCCCGGGCTGCTCCCGCCATCGTTTCCTTGAGGTGGACTTACTGGGGGACTATTGCCAAGTCCTCCCGTCTTGTTATTAAAAGAGGCTCCCCCACCACTTCCCCCATTATTACCTCCAGTTTGCGTAGAACCTGGCCCCCCTTTTCCTCCTCCTCCTCCACCTGCAGAAGAAATATCGGAGAAACTAGAAACGGAACCGTCTATTCCGGAATTAGCGGCGGTAGCCCCGGAACCCCCTGCGCCTACAGTAACAACGTAGCTAGTGATCGAACTATATGTGCCCTGCCCAAATCTAAATCCACCTGCACCTCCACCGCCACCTCGGCCACCGCCACCTCCACCGCCGCCAGCAATAACTAAATATTCTAAGGATATATTGCGTTTGGAAACATCTACCCAGGATCCAGTATAAGATTCAAACGCATTGGATTGATTGTTAAATCTTAGCATCCCAGGAACCGGAGAGCCTGGTCTTTGTGCAGTATTTCCTACCGGCACTACGAACCTGCTAGTAGCTATATTAACTAAACCTGAAGGCTCCATTCGCATGGCCACATTTCCTGTGCCCGTAATGAAAACTATATTGCCAGCATTGTCCGGCTCTATTCTTAAACCTGCAGTTATATTAGATCTTATTATAGTCATACTTGTTGTATAGTTGCCCAGTTTGTTCCATCATATCCTTCAATTACACTTGTTGTAGTATTAAATCTAACCTCACCAGTAATAGGATTTGCTGGTCTTTGTAATGTATTTCCTGATGGTAATATAAAATCTGATAGTAAAGTAACTCCGTCGTTATTTATTAGCATAACATTGGCTTCGACAGACTTAAAAAGTATCTCATCGCTGTTATCCGCTTCTATGGATAAACTTGTCGTATTAGTTCTGCCTGCTCTTATTATAGTCATGGTTGTATTATTTGTCTCCAATCAACACCATCATAACCCTCAATCTGATTCGTTTGATTGTTATAACGCATCATACCTGCTTCTGGGTTGGCTGGTCTTTGTAATGTGTTACCTCTTGGTAATGTAACATACCCCGAATCAAGAGTCAATCCAAATAAAGTTAAAGACGAATCTTCGTTATTGGTAAAAGTTATCTTGGAGTTTTGAATGCTTATATTTTTAGGCATTTTAATTCCAAGAAACAGTTCCGGTGCCTGCGGTGAATGAATAAACTAGGAATCCTGGTCTTGATGTAGTATTAACTGTATAGGTTAATCCGGCTGAAACTACAGCATTCGTATATGCGTTAGAATGTGCAAGAATAACTATACCCGAACCCCCACCTCCGCCGGCGGATGATGGACTGTTTAAACCTCCGCCGCCGCCTCCGGTATTAACTGTGCCCGAATCTCCCACACCTGGCCATTTTCCACCATTTCCTCCGCCTCCAGCTCCACCCAATCCACCCGCAGGACGATTAAAGGTTGAACCGCCGCCTCCACCTGCTCTTGTTACACTAGATCCAGTAATAGAGGAAGAAAGACCATCACCGCCATTTGCAGAAGCGGTTGGACTTGCGGCTTGTCCTACAGCACCTGCACCGCCACCTGCTCCAGATTGAAGGGATGGATCTCCGCTATAAGGGGTGCCTCCACCCCCAGAATTACCCTGTCCTGAGATTCCGCTACCACCTGAGCCTACTCCTTGACCAGGCGAAGTAGAAGCAGCACCGCCACCTGACCCTCCAGGTGCGCCATTCTCCACCGCAGGTGCCACAGATGCACCTCTTCCTCCACCTATTGAAGTTACAGTAGAAAAAATTGAAGGAGAACCATTTGCGGCACTAGACCCCCCTGCACCTATAGTTACCGTATAGTTAGTAACCGCTCTAATACTAATATTTGATGTTAAAGTATTGGCTGTCAAATAACCACCAGCGCCACCTCCGCCACCACCAAAGCCAGAACCTCCTATACCGCCCCCTCCTCCACCACCAATAACTAAATATTCAATATTGAACAATGCGGGAGGAACGAAGGTAGAAACGTTTGCCCAACCTATATTAGTATAAGCTTCAAACACATTACTTGCATTGTTGAATCTTAGCATACCAACCTCAGCTACGCTGGGCCTGGTTGCAGTATTTCCTACAGGAACTTTGATATAGTTATTTGCAACAACAAAAGAAGTAACACCGTTATTCTGTATGTGCAGAATACCATCGGAGTTACCTGTAATTTTTAAACCTGCAGAACCTGTTACCGCTCCGCTATCTGAATTAATTATTGCTGGCATATTTTATACAGTCAATCCAAAATTAATTGTTCCGGAATTAGTGAAAACATAGAACACATTACCTCCGCTTGAGGTGATATTTGGTGAACCAGTGGTAGAAAAAATTCCAAATGTATTTGAATGGGATAGTATAACAATTCCAGATCCACCCGAACCACCTGTAGCTGGAGTATTGCCTGCGCCGCCACCGCCACTTCCGGTATTCACATTACCTGAAGTCATTCCTGCTCCAGTTTTCCCCCCATTTCCTCCGCCACCTATACCACCAATTGAAGCGAGACCTGGCCCCCCGAAGTTTCCTCCGCCACCCCCTCCTCCAAAAAATCTTCCATTGGGGGCGGGTGTTCCGTAATTTCCGGTGAACCAAGATACGAGAGCGCCATTTCCCCCGAATCCTCCTCTAGTAGGTGTTCCCGACCCCCCATTTTGATCGGCGCCTCCGCCCCCACCTGCGATAAATGCGGGTGAGCCTGGACCACCCGATCCTCCGGGATAACCTTGTATATTTGCTGTTGTTGAAAAAATTGCTGCAGCTACCAATGCTGGATATGTGTTAGATGATCCTCCTACTATTGAAGGCCCATAACCTCCCCCACCGCCAGACCCCCCAGGTATACCAAAATTTGTTGCATGACCTCCGCCCCCGCCACCGTCTACAAAAGCCACTTGAGAATTAGGAAACGATATTAGAGAAAAATTTCCAGAAGTGCCGATAGAACTAGAAGTACCAGTGCCACCGGCACCGATTGTAATGTTTGCAAAATCTGAAATTCTAATACTTCTGGTTCCGGATACCATTCCTCCGGCGCCACCTCCACCGTAGTTGGCTCCGCCACCCCCTCCCGCAACTATAAGATATTGTAAATCTACAACACCACCAAATTGTGCCCAACTTGAATTGTTAAAGAATTCAAAAGAACTAGTTTGATTATTAAATCTTAGCATACCAGCTGTTGCAACAGCAGGTCTTTGTGCAGTATTTCCTACTGGCACCATAAGTGCAGAATTTGCGAGAGAGATTGATGCATCTCCCGCATCTATAATACCTGATCCTGAAATGGAAATTGTCATGGTTGTATTATTTGCCTCCAGTTAGCACCATCATATCCTTCAATCTGATTTGTTTGATTGTTATATCTAATCATACCAGCAATTGGTGTCGAAGGTCTTTGTAATGTGTTACCCGAAGGTAAAGTTAAAGCTAAATTTCTTAAAGTTATAGTAGTGCCATCTTCGGTTATAGTATTGTTATCTGCATCAAACGTAATGCTCATAGTATTAACCACCTTTGCCCTGGCGCAATCGTCACATTAGCACCATCCACGACAGTAACCGGCCCAATTGATAATCCATTTTGTCCTACGGGTATATCAAAATTTGCAGTAATCGTGGTATTGGAGAGAAGAATAACTCCAGATCCGCCACCGCCACCTGAAGCAGTCGAACTGATTCTACCATTTGCTTCTATGGATATATTATTTCCGGCAGATATGGTGGCATTTATCCGGCCATTCGGATTAAATCTAATATAATCCCCAGCTTGTATAATTCCAACAACAGCATTTGCGGTAAGTTGATTCGCAGTAATTGCCGCATTTGAAATACCGGAAGATTTAATTTGTGTTAGAGCCATAATGGTTTCCTTTGAACTCTATTATTTATATTATCCCAAATCTTTATTTTTAATGCTAAAAACCGCATCTTTTTCTATTTCTATTGAATATTTGGACTTTTTAGGTTTATATCTTTGTCTGAGCATCATGTTTGCGGCTACAACCAGCAGAATAGCCAGCGGGTCAAATACAAAGACCAGAATAACTATAATCATTCTAACCGCTTTGTCTATGGTCTCCAGATCATTCTTATCGTAAAATAACTCTGATACGTAGCGTATTGGGCCAATCTCGGAGTTCTGTTTATTTCTCTCCTGCTGTAACTCTCCGATTTCTTTAGTAAGATTACCTATTCTATCCTGAGTCTGTTTGATATCTTTTTCTATACGAGAATTACCTTTATCTCGTTTTTCAAGTTGTGTCAACAGATTGTCCAGTCTTCTTCTTTCGATATCAAGTACTTCCTTGTTCGTTGCTATCTTTGTTTCATTTACATATAAAGATGCAGAGTCAGACGTATAGGATTTAGATAGATAACCAAAGATACCTAAAGATGTAATTGCGGATAAAACAATTACACTGATAATAAAGTATACTTTCATTATCCAATTTACCTTTGTCCACATTCTGTAGATAAAGGAAGCGGTAACCAGTTTGCCTAGTTCTAAGACAACGCCCATTGTTACAATAGGCCAAAATGCCGCGGAGAAGATTAGTGTGAGGCCGACAATTGAGAAGTATCCTGCTACTGCGGATAATCCTAATGCGGTTAAAAGAAGTATAGTTGTGAAAATTTTATCATTATTCATACATCACAGTACTGCTATCGCCTAAATTCCATTTGGGATTGGTTTCAACGATATATTTCTTAGTGCATACTTTAAAATCCGGAAAGTTCATTTGCTTAGGATTACTTGCTGCATCAAAAAATAAACAACGATTATTTGGTTGTGCTGCATACTGACCATTATCAAGTTCTATAAAATTAAAACTCTTATGATCCTCTGGCCATTCGCTATATCCTGTGTCTATAATATTTGTATCAGGATGAGCATGATCTACAGTAAACATATAATTGCCAGAATACATATTCTTATCCTTGGCATAAAACTTGCAGGATAGATTCTTTAGAAATGCCTTTTGTATAATTGCCATATCATAATCAAAGCAATCCCAAATTTGCAGTGTGTCTAAAGGTAAAAGTTCTTTAGATAAATTTTCTGTTCTACTGACGAAAGCGTGTAAAGGAAGTTTATCATACAAAGCTCCGTAATTAGGTAAATATGCTTCTATTCTAAATGCCTGCCCTCTGATACTTTTTAGAGTGATCCAAATACAAGGTTCGAATTCACCGTGTCCCTTTTCAAAATCATAAAGAAACTCTTTACGAATATAACTATGAATGGGTGGAAGATTTGCGACTAAAAATGCCATTATGTTACCTTAATATGTGTTCTATGTACTCTACATTGAATCTGACCATTGTAATAATCATTTGTTTCAAGAACTCTTCTATCCATTTGTTCTCGTGCTTCTAGATAATTACATGATCCTTTATTAGGACAGATATGTAGAATTTCTCTGATGAAATTTTCTTCACCGTATTCTTGCACATCCTTTTTCACATCATCAGATGAAGACCAATACGTTCTCCAATCTGATTCTGCTTTTAATCTTTTCTTTTTACCCTTAACCGTTTTAGTTTTTCTAAACCAAAATAGTTTTTTACCTATGTATTTTTTATTCGTAACTTTATTAGTTATCAAATAAACATAACCATATGCATCTTCAGGAATCTCCTCTAAAGGAGCATTATTATATAACCACATAGAAAATACCGATTCTAAATCAGTATTTATTATGGTTATCTACGACCTCCCAGTAATCACCGTTTTCAACAAATCCGTCAGAATCATCTCTAGGTGGAACTAGAAAATAATCATCGGGATCTGTCATCACATCTTCTATTCTTTCAGTGGCAAGACCAGTACCCATCTGCCCTGTTTTATGAAGCATCTTTGTCTGAATAGACTTTTTATATCTATGTCCTTCAGACTCATCTCTTGCCATGTATTCTTTTTGTTTTTCTGAGAATACCTTTTTGTGCTCCTCTGTCCACTGCCTTGAATTTGCACACACCCTGCTACAAAATTTACCAGGCTTTTCATGTGCTGTACCGCATTTAGGACACGTCTTCGTCATATCCTTCTTCTTCGTAACGATCGTCTTCTCCATCCATTTCAGTTCCGCAGAAAGGACAATGTGTTACTTTGTAGTAATTTTCATCTAAGTCATAATTTATCTTGAAGACTGCATCACATTCGAAACATTCGAAGTGTTTTCTGGCCATGTTATTCCCCTTCTTCTAACTTCAGCTTCAAACACTCTTTTTCTTAAATCTGTAGAGCTGAAATAATGATCTCGTTTGTTGTAATAAAACTTCATACCTCTTTTCATGCAAATATCTTTACCTGTGAATTCCTTGTCCATATATTCTTCGCCAAGAATTCTAACATCAATAGGTAAGGTCATTAGAATGTCTTCTAACTCTTTCTCAGTCGTATAAATTACAACTTCATCTACATATTTGCATGCTTTAACTTGTATTTGTCTTTCAATGATAGACTGTACAGGTTTATTTTTACTATCTCTATCTACGGTAGGATCCGTTTGAATTCCTACTACAAGATACTCGCATTGTCTTTTTGCTTCTTCAAGCATGGTTACGTGACCAGCGTGGAAAAGATCAAAAGTCGAGCAAGTGAAACCTACAATTTGATTTTTCATATTTTCTCCACTTCAATATTACATTTCTTTAGAAATTCTATACCATCTTCATTTCTATAAGCATTTTGATAGAATACTTTTTCTATTCCTGCAGTATATATAAGCTTTGCGCAGTCGAAGCAGGGAGCATGAGTAATGTACATATGCGCTCCTTCTCCTGATTCTGATGATCTAGCCAATTTAGCTATAGCATTTGCTTCTGCGTGTATTACTTCAGGTTTGGTTTTTAATTCTGCACTGCCATCCTGAGAATTCCAAATCGCATCTTCACAGTTATTATCCCAACCCTTAGGGGTGCCATTATAACCAATAGATATTACTCTATCTTCTTTAGTTACAATAGCACCAACCTTCAATCTTCTCGCATATGAAAGTTCTGCATAATTACCCGCAGCTTTCATGTGGGCATAATCAATTTTCCTCAGCATTCCATTTCCCCTTTGGGCAGGATGTGCCTCTCACCATAGTCTTAGACCATATGGCACATCCACACATATCACAACTTTTAATTCCTATAATTGTAGTAAGATGTTCGCAGGAATAACAAATCTCTCTACGCTTATCTACAAAATGAATAGGAGCATCTCCTACGCCGCCTTGCCCCATACGTCTGTCCAATTTCCACTTAGTGCACCTTTAGCATAATCCGTTGCTCTATTTTCAAAGAAATTAGTATGCGTTGGTGCGTTAATCATAGTTTCGACCCAAGGTAAAGGATTCTTTTTACGCTTAAAGATTCCTTTTAATCCTAAACTAATAAGTCTTCTGTCTGCAATATAACGAATATATTCTTTTACTTCTTCTTCGGTTAACCCTTCGATTGCCCCAGACTTGAAAGCAAGTTCAATAAATTTATCTTCAAGATCAACCATCTTCTCCGCAATCGTGTATATCTTGCCTTTGAGATCATCATTCCAAATCTCCTTATTTTCTTCTACATAGGTTCTAAATAACTTAATCATTGCCTCGGCGTGTTGTGTCTCATCTACAATAGACCAAGTTACAATTTGTCCCATGCCTTTCATCTTTCCATGTCTAGGAAAGTTAAGTAACATGATAAAGGAACTGAATAGTTGCATTCCTTCGGTGAAAGCAGAGAATACTGCAATATGAGTAGCAGTAGAAGCAACATCGCCATTCTGTGAGCTAACACCAAGAAGGTAATCATGTTTAGCACGCATTTCTTCATATTCTAAAAACTCGTTGTAGGTTGATTCGGGCATTCCCAATGTTTCAATAAGATGAGAATATGCAGCAACGTGTAAAGCTTCTCTTGCAGCAAATCCTGCTAACATCATTCTTACTTCAGGTTGAGGGAAGTATGGCAAATAGTTTTTAACGTACCCACCTGCTACATCAACATCTCCCTGAGTGAAGAAACGGAAGATGTTTGTCAAAAATTCTTTTTCAGCATCTGTTAATTTCTTTTTCCAATCTTTTACATCTTCAAGCATAGGAACTTCTGTATGCAACCAGTGACTCTGTTCATGTTTTAGCCATGCATCGTACGCCCAAGGGTAATTAAAAGGCTTGAAGGAATTTCTTTCGTCTGTTAATTTTAGATTATTCTTTTTTATCATTTATATTCCTAGTTTTATTTTTCTTCTAATTCGTCGATAAAGCCAAGCATAATTAAAAATCCTATGCCACATAAGGCAATACCAAACAGACTACCTAATCTTATAGCATAGGTCATTAGTAATGTAAATACTAATAGATTCAAAAATAGTTTCATTGTACTACCCATTTAACCATTCTCGCAACTCTGTCTGAGGCTTTGTTCCTGTCATCTTTTTAACTACTTGATTATTACTATCTAACATAACCATAGTAGGTACGCTTCTAATACCATATTCTAAAGCAAGATCAGTTCTTTCATCGACATCAATAACATCAATAGGAATATTTGTCTCAACTTCTTCTAAAGTCTTTGCCAATGCCTTACAAGGCCCGCACCAAGACGCGGTAAATCTAAGTACTTTCATTACTTCTCCTAAACAGTAAATGATGAACCACAACCACAGGTTGCCTTCACATTTGGATTTTTAATTTTAAATTCTGCGCCGAGTAGAGATTGCTCATAGTCTATCTCCGCCTCATTTAGATATTGCATACTCATTACATCTACTACAACTTGTATTCCATCCTTTTCAAAGGTAAAATCATCTTCTGCTCT